CCATAAATTTCAAATGGACTTCTTTGAACTTGCGCATTGCGTCAATGCCATGATTTCCCATTGAACCGGATTCATCCAAAACAACAACAATTGTAGTCGGTTTGGATGACTTGGTTTCTTCTTCTTGGATATTTGTAAATCTACAAATATAACGACCGTTAATTAATGAAAATTGAATAGATGACATTTTTAGTTGTAAAAAAACAGTATAAATTTTTCTTTCAATTTTTTCTATTATAAATATATGGAAATTGGGCGTTTATATAGTCGCGTGTGTGGTTAGGAAAATGGTGCGCCAGTCAAGTCATATAACACCGGTCTAATATCAATTTTCCCAAAAGATGTGTGCGACATTGATGGAAAGACATGCTCATTTATTGTAAAATATATGGATAAAAATGGACTACACGAAGCTCATGAAGAGGCTTATAAATTGTGTAAGACGTATCCGTCATGGTTTTTTTATTATGGTGAGATGAAGACGATTACATCAATAACACTTTAAGGAGGCGATTATTTTATTATAATATATATAATCAAAAAATGGGAGTCAGTGGTTTGTTGAGACATGTTATAAAAAAATATCCGTCCATACATTTACCGGCGCCGAATCCATTAGTTCCGGTCCATTATTTATTCATCGATTTCAACGCTTTTATTTATGATACAATTAAGGCTTTTCCAACTGATGTAGTCTATGATTTCACAATAAAAAAAGACGTTGAGAGTTATGAAAAGAGACTGGTTGCGCTCGTTATTGAGAACACGATTCATCTCGTAAATAAGGTAATTAAGCCTCAAAAGTTGCTGTATATCGCAATTGATGGACCACCTCCTCTTTCAAAAATGGAGCAACAGCGCGAGCGCCGTTATAAGCATCCATATATGGATAAATTAAAGAAAAACGCATATCCTCTGAAAACGATATCTGGGATGAAATATGACCAGAATAGGATAACACCCGGAACACCACTGATGGAATCATTCAATAAAGAATTCAAAAAAGCAATAAAAGCGAATAAGTTTGGTAAAATCGCAGTTGTTTATGATGGGAGTGATATAGTTGGAGAGGCGGAACATAAATATATGAGGATGATGGAGAAAATAGAAGATGGAACTGATGACAATTTTGTGGTTATATCATCGGATGGAGATGTTATCCTTCTTTTATTGCGGTTCATATTTAAAAATGTGTGGATTATGATATCAAGAGCCGATAAAATAGTATTTGACAAACTATATCCAGAAGACCAGAGATATGTATATATTGATTGTAAAAAGTTGGCGGATTCTATTTATAGTGATAGCTTTGAACAAGCGCGACCACGCCATCGCGGAGGAAAACTGAAAATTTCCGATGCTGAGAAGACACTTCTGACTAAAATGAAAGTTATTAAAACCAAACCGGATGATTTAATGAATAAGAAGTTGCTCTATTTACTGGATTACGTTTTCATGTCATTTTTAGAAGGGAACGATTTTGTTAAAACAATCTATTTTCTTAAATTCAAAGAGGATAATATGCGAACGCTGTTGAGTGCGTATAACTACCAGCGGAGAATTGACCGCTCAATGCGACTAATCCACTGGAAGAACAACAATCTCTTTATAAACCAGCGGTTCTTGATGGCGATTTTGAAACGGTTGAGCGATATTGAATCAGAGAGGATTCAAGCAGTCAGAGAGAGAATATCCCGCAATTTGGACAAACCAAATATGAATAATAATAATAAAAACAATAAAGGAATTGAACACACGCCATTTTCTAATAAGAAGCATATTTTACACAAGAATTACGTTCGCGAATATGATGTTCTATTTAAGAACTTGAAGAAGTCTTATTACGAATATTTTTGGGATGGAGTTTATGATGTAGAAAAGATATGCGATGAGTATTTGACGAGCCTTATAATAACTATCCGGTATTATTTCGGAACTGAAATATACTGGCGGACTTATTATAATGGGCTTGTTGCTCCATTACCGAGCGACCTGTTCGCATTTTTAGCAAAACGCCCGAACTATTTTGAAACGCTGAAACTGGAAGTTGGAGAACCAGTTAGCCCTCTTGTTTTGCTGGCGTTCGTATTACCGCCACAGAGTATGACGCCGGATATTTTCCCGAAGAAATACAAAGACGCGCTTATCAAGGGACACCCCGAGTGTTTTCCGGAGAAGATTCAGTTAAAGTTGCTACAACCCGGAGGGAAATTAATATACGCGGAGCCGAATTTCAATAATCCGACAGTTGAATTCTTGGAGGAAACTCTGAAAAAGACGAAACTCACAAAGGCTGAGGAGAAGAGGAATACACTTATTGAAGAGCCATACGTTAAATAAATTTTCTTATTTAGTTTATGGAAAGAACAACTCGTTCAATTAGAAGTAATAAACCAAATCAACCGAAAAAGTTGAATGTTATACCAACACAAAGAAATCAAAAAAGAACAAATAAAATAAAACCAACGTATGTTGAATTTATAACTGAGCCGTGGTTTACTTTAATCCAACTTGGATTGAAGACTGTTGAAGGAAGAAAAAACAAAGGAAAATTCAAGGAAATGAAGGTTGGTGATATTATTGAGTGGAGAAATAATAATTTCAAACCGAGGAGTTTCTTCACTCAAATTACGGGAAAAGCGGAATATCCAAATTTTCAAACCTATCTTGAAACGGAAGGATTGGATAAATGCTTACCAAATATGGAAAAATACGGAATTGAACATGGATTACATGTTTATTACAAATTTTATACTAAGGAGGAAGAACAACAGTTTGGAGTCGTCGCAATAAGACTGAAAGTTATTTAGAAAAATTGAATATTATAACAAATAAAAAAAGAAGAAATAAAATGGAGCCAAAATACATTGAAAATTTATCGGAGCCTTGGTTTACTCTAATCCAACTTGGATTAAAGACTGTCGAAGGAAGAAAAAACAAAGAAAAATTCAAGGAAATGAAAGTCGGTGATATTATTGAGTGGAAAAACGAGGACTTCAAACCGAGGAGTTTCTTGACGCAAATTACCGGAAAGGCGGAATATCCTAACTTCAAAACCTATCTTGAAACAGAAGGATTAGAGAAATGCTTACCAAATATGGAAAAATATGGTATTGAACACGGATTGAGTGTTTATTACAAGTATTACACGAAGGAAGATGAACTAGCTTTTGGAGTTGTCGCAATAAGACTGAAAGTCATTTGAAAATAATTATTTCTTTTATAAAATTATATTATTTTTTATCACTAATAAATAATATGAAATTAATTCAATCTGAAAAAAATTATTTTTATAAATTATACAAAAATGGAAAAAAGAAAAGAATATCATTTGAAGTTTATCAGAAAGGTGGAGTCGGAAAATCGGAAGCAGAATTGATTAAAGAATTAAGAGATGCTGAAAAATACGATGAATGGTTTCGAAAAGGACATTGTTATGGAATAACAATGAGAGGAAATCGTAATCGTCGTTTTTATGAATATACTGTAATGGATGGTTCTAGAAGAAAATTCTCAACTATTACTGAATCATATTGGGATGGTCAAATAAACACGCCTGTTTTTGATATGGTCGGTTCAATTTCAAATTATGTTGGACAAACGTCATTTAAAATTGTTCCAAACTCTAAAAAATTACATACATTTGGAATGTCAACATGTAGTGGTTTAACAATGAAATTAGGAAATCAAAAATTTTTATCACATATTGACGCAATTACCAATACATCAAAAATGTTATCAGCGATACAAGAATGTTTAAGAAAACAAAGATTAACAACATCAGACATATCTAATGTTAAAATATATAGAGGACCTCAAAATAGTAATCGTAGTTATCAAATAATTAACAAATTATTAGAAAGCTTATCAATTCCTAAAAATAAAATAGAAGTTGTTATTGCGAATGATGGAAAATGTTCAATTTGAATTATATAAAATCTAAGTAATATTATGTCATTTATAAATAATAACAGCAATGAATATTTTAGAACAGTTATTTCCGACGAATTAAAAAAAAGCGGTCTTCAAGAATTAGACGACCCGTCATCCCCCGATAAAATATTTTACTGCGATATAAGTTATAGTGATAGAAACAATCCAACTTTTTCAAAATGCGAAGTCGTCAATCAATTACAGAATGTGAATCCCCTCGGGAATAAGAAGGACCAGTATAACATCCATCTCAATTATTACAAGACGCGCCCTGATTATATTCCTCTAACAATCTCTTTTAATCGTGATACAACAGAAGAATTGAAGCAACTATTTGTTTGTAATCCTCGTGATGACCCACCCGTTTATATTGTTAAGCCCGAAAATTCATCATTTCGGGCTGGTGTTGGAATTTCCCGTAATTATTTAGAACTTATCAGTCATTTAGACCACTACTCCAATTATAAAGATTGGGTTATTCAGGATTATATTGATAATCCTCTTTTAATTAACAATCGTAAGTTTCATTTTCGTATTTATGTTATCTATGTCCAGACTGAAAATTCGACTTCTGCTTATTTATCGAAACACGGATTCATTTATACAGCAAATAAAGAGTTTGAACCAGATACATTCGATACAGATATTGTATTAAGTGGGGAGAATTCTAAGAATAATGTTTTCTATATTCCAGAAGATTTCACAAAAAATTTTGGAAAACAAAATTGGGATAATATTGTATATCCACAGATTGTAAAAATTGCGAGAGAGACGCTTCGTTCAACAGTTGAACACTTAAAATGTCCCGCAAAGAAGCAGAAGTGTTTTAAAATTCTCGGATATGATATTCTTATTAATAAAGATTTAAAGTGTTTTCTTGCGGAAATAAATGCGAGAACTGTAACATATAAATATCCGAATAAAAAATTTAACGATACTTTTTATAGAAATATATTGAAGATTGTTCTCGAAAAGAAATCACTTTCAACTCCGGAACTAATCAAAGCGAAACTTCCATATGAGCGCATATTTTTCAAGAATGATGGGACAATCATTGAAGGGTTTACTAATCATAAGTTCAAATCGCAAAAGACTTTTTACAATTATTACCGGAACATCTTTTTTCCGTTCTTAATGCTTATATTAATTTTCGTCGTTTTTCAATTGCGTCATTAAGAATAATTTTATTCTTATATTTTATAAGAATGGTTTTTATGTATATCATGATAGGATTTATGTTGGTTATAATGGCGATTA